AGTAGGTTGAAATCAGCTCCAGTTGACACATTAAGATCGAGGTAGATGTCCTGCACCTCAGTACTAACAGTTCTGGGCCTCAATAACCACTGAAAAGCCGTCTACTTTCAGCTCTCCACCGACTGATGACGAATTCGGAAAGGGATAACCCATTGTGGCAGAATTGGCGGATCGCATTCTGAAAGGACAGTAGTATGGTAATACAGCCGAAACATAATTGCCAAAAACCGCCACTCCAGCCGTAAGCCCAGACAATCCATTGCTTAAAACGGCTTGTTTTAACCGGCGCCATGTACCTCGCACTGTGTCATTAGGCGTATAAGTTTCTCCAGTTGCCGATACAGCTGGGTCAGACAAAGCCTGCAGATTACGTGTGAGGTATAAAGTTTTGACATTTGGACTATTGGTGGATGCTCGCCATACCAGCGAACCGCGCCATCCTATGAAGGCTCCTGCAATATAGGCTATAGGTACGGTATTATAGCCGTTTATGTAAAAGCCTGTTCCAGTACCCCCATATGTTGTAGGGACCAAATAATTGTCATTGTTGACAGCTTCATGGTACCCAATTCTGGCAAGAGGAAACATTGCCACTGGTTGGGAAGCTAACCATCTATACGGTTGGTTATTTACAATGGTGTATGGTATACACGCGCAACCATAATATTGAGCTCGATGCATAAGTGTACGGAGCGATGGTATGGCTTCACCAGAATATAACAACGGCAAATGGGTTGTGACGCTGGCTGATTCCCCTGCAGTTTGTTCTCCCGTCGAATCTAATGGATCGCCCTGAATTCTGGTAACATTACAGCATGTCCCAGCAATAGAGCCCTTAGAATTGTCGTAATTAAGCGGCAAATCAATTGACGGTATATGAAATTGCATGTTTTCAAAATAAGTGCGCACTATAATGGAAACAGGTGAAGTTGTGTCTCCACTTTGCAGTTGATTCAAAACTGTAACGTATATTATTCCATTGCCAATGTCAGCATTTGCAGCTTGAAAGTCACCCAGATCACTGGATGTGGAACGGTTGCCCCAAGTTGTCCAGTTGCACTGGGCCGACGAATAACAGAACAAATTACGAGCAGATGTGCGCAACATACCTCTAGCAGCCATATAGGGTACTTTGTAAACCATCTTATTACCATTAGACAAGTCCAAGATATCTGTTATGGTATCACCCTTGAACACACTCGATGGAGATGGACCCGATACAGGGTCCCAAGATACAGCAATCCTACCCCGGTGAAACGGACTGGCTATCACTTCCAGTTCGAGAACAAAGTCTCCTCGCCAATACTGGAACAAATTTGCCCAATACGTATAAGGAGCACAAGTCACTCGTGAACATGGCAGTGAAGGATTGGCTGTCATTGCTATCCATTGAGCACGAAAGTGTGCCGGTATTACTGGCATCGACAAGAGGCAAATACCTTGCAAATCAGATGGGTTCCACACCACCGTATCCAAAATACATGATCGAGAACATAGATAAGACACATCCAATTCGTCCTTCGGTGGTAAACCCACAATTCGCGGATCAATCGTGACCTCATTCTTTGGGTCCAAAGCTAGCACGTCGTCCTGTTGTGACACAAGCGTGCTGGCATTCGCCCACGCGAATTTGGGCATCATTCCATGAATTCCTGATACTATAGGAGGATTGGACCAACCAAATATCTTAAGGATTGACGAAGCCGCAGAAGCAGCAATTTGTGTTGCCAAAGCAAATGGACCTATAACTGGCACCTTAGACAAAAGTCCTGCTGTGCTAGCTATGGTAGAAGCCACTGCACTTGGTTTTGCTGCCGCAGCATCATCAAATTCATCACCCTGAATGGTAGTTGGAGTTGGACCAAAGATCTCCACATCAGACGCCCAAACAAATATAGAAATAGTCACTGGCGTCGAATCAGGTGATCCAGTAGATCGCAGCTTGACAACATTTTCCAACACCAAAGAGCCCATCTGTTTGAGAATATTTGTGGATTCATTCTGAAGAATGGTGGAGTTCGAGTAAATAGGTTGTGCCATAGTAATGGCGTCCTGATAGTGTATAAAAGGCAATACCATCTCACCAGCTTCACCTAAGTGCGGATAAATCATAATATGCTGTCGTTGTGATCTAGCACATACAGAGCTGGCATCTGAAAATGATTGACCAGGATATCCGCCTCCGCCAGGGTAACCCACATAATTCTCAGCACCAATCTGCCCCCCCGAAAAATACGGGTTACGAGATTTCGTGTCAGTATTTGTGGCATTGAAATTTGCCAACGGTCGATAAGACAACATTGCCGCTCCATATTTGAATGGAGAACCATTCACCATAACCTTCACATGCAGTTTAGCTCGCAACCGTGAAAAGCCTGCGATCTTAACTGCTATGCGTGGTGATGTGAAATAGTCATACCATGGTTGCCATACCTCCTGTGTTAAGTCTGTGTTCTCTGTCCAATTGGTCTTGTACAACTCGACCGGACGAGAGAAATAATCCTTAAACTCACCACGATGTTCATGTGTAAGAGTAGGATCATGAATTATGCCCGCAGGGTCAGAATATTCTCCTGCTGCAGCATCCGAAAAGTTTATAAGTGAAGAAGCACGTATTCTACTTCCAAAGGTAATACACGTTTAATACCTTCGTGCAGGTTACAATTAGCCATAAAGCCCTTAAAAAGGCGGTCGTAAACACGACCTTGGTGGACTGCACCGGACTTTTCCCCTTGATAAGCCTAATACTGTGATTTACATTGCAACCACTCTATCACAGTATCGGTAACCATAACCAAGGGAGTTCTTTTGGTTCAGGACTTAGAATCTCACAAGCCCGTCGCCCTAGGGCGCGATCACGCCCTCTGGCACGCCTCATCCTCCATAGTCTTGCGACTACGGTTGCTGAGGCGTCCTACTAGGCGGTTCGCAAAAGTATCGAAACCCCGTCCTTCAGTCTTAGCCATAAGCCATTCCTGAAGTTTGAACTCCCGTACACATTCTTCGCAATCCGCCACGTGTTTGTTGTAGAAGGCTTCACCGTGATGGAAAGCCTCCAACGCGCTGGCCAGTAACACACTAACGCACCGATCCTCATCTTGAAGGTTGTCTCGTTTTTGCAAAATCAGCATGTTAGAAATGCTCTGAGGCTCAAGAGGCGCCAAATAAATGGTTTCCCCGTTGACCTCCAACGGCCTCCAACTACGCTTCAAAAACGAAATTTCCTCCTTTGGAACGAAATCGATGTCTTCAATGCTCTTCTGCGCTGTTGTGATGATAATGCCATCGATAGCCAAAGCCTTGCGAACGGTCGTAAAATTGAATTCACGCTGGATATCTCGGTGAACAGATACTACATTATCATCGCCATAAGTCATAAGACGCACCATGCGATTAAAAGCATCCAAATTCCCAAATATTCGCAAAAAGGCTACTCGTATGTATATTGAATTCACCAGAGAATTTATGATAACAGTCAATGCGTGGCCAGATGGATTGGAACCATTGAAAAACATGAGATCTCCAAAGTAGTTGACTAGGGCGTAACAGCATTCTATTGCCAAGGAATTCATAGCCACTATATCTTCGTACGTGAACTGATCTGGCGCTGCAGCTACGCATAGCTTCACCAAGTTCTTCCACGCTTCCAACATAGTCATAC